GTTCACGGCCCTAACAATCGACCTCGAAACCCTCGGCCCCGGCCGGGGGTTTTGCATTTCAAGGAACCGGAAAAGTGAGCGATCACGTCGACCCCTCTGCTGTTGTCGCCAAGGCGGCCCCGCCCGTGGCGTATGTGGGCGCGACGCTGGCCGGCATGACCATCGAGCAATGGATAAGCGCGCTAACCGTTGCCTATCTGGTGCTGGCGATTCTCTCGCTGCTGTTCCCCGACTGGCGCAAGGCCCTGGTGAAGCGGTGGCGGCAATGGCGAAGCTGAAGATTCCGGCCGCGATCCTGGCGGCCATAGTCGGCGGCGGCGGTGCCTACGCGATCCTTGACGCGGCGGTGCCCATCGTCGAAGGCAATCCGCTGGTGGCCTATCAGGACGTGGGCGGCGTGTGGACTATCTGCGGCGGCGTGACCGAGGGCGTCAAGCCTGGCCAGGTCGAAACCGTCGCAGGGTGCCAGCGCCGCAACGCCGCCGAGATTCGCAAGGGCCTCGCGCACGTCGAGCGGTGCGTTAAGGCGCCGATGCCTGAAACCCGGAAAGCCGGGCTCGCGCTGTTCGCCTACAACGTCGGCGGCGGCGCTTTCTATGTGGCGGGCAAGGATTGCCGCGAGGCGTCGAGCGGGTGCCCTGGAATCGTTCACCGTCGCGCCCTGGAGCGCGCCCTTTGCGAGTGGCCGCAATGACCCGTCGCTACTTCGTGCGCTTCGCCGATGGCAAGTCGGCCACCGTGATCGACACGGAAGCCACGCCGCCCGACCAGATCGTCGCGGCGATACATGCGCAGTTCAGTCGGTCCGGCTATGTGCTGGAGGTGGTGAAGTGCTGAACCTGAACAATCTGCTCGCGCTGACGCTGACGGCCCTGGTCGGCATCTTCAGCGTGCTTTACCTGAACGCCGAGAATGCCCGCCAGGCTGACCAGATCGACCGGCTTGAACGCGAGGCGAAAGCCGACCAGCAGCTGATCGCCGATCAGGCGAAGGCGCTGGCCGGGCAGCAGGCCTTGCAAGTCGAGCTGGGCAAGATCAGCGCGGCGACGCGAAAGACCGAACAGACCCTGAGCCGGCAGAGCGAGCAGCTGGCCCGCGACCTCGAAGAGCTGAAGCGAACCGATGAAACCGTCGAACCAACGCCCCGAAACAACCGACCCCATCGCCTACCGTCAAGCCGGTGGCGTGCGAACTGGTGCCGTGCCGGCTGTCGGCACGTCCGGCCCTGGTCACGAATGAAGACGCCCTGGCGGCGATAGACGCAGCCGAGCGCGACTTGCTCGCCTGCGCCGTTCAGGTTCTCGACTGTATCCAGAAGCAAGAGGCGAACGCCCGTGCCACCGAGAGCGAAGCGGGCCTGTAGGCAGCCGATGTGCCCCGGCAAGACGCAGGAGCGGCACGGCTACTGCGAGGCGCATGCACACCTGGCCAGCGGCTGGAATCAGCCAGGCCGGCAGACCGCCGAGGCCCGTGGTTATGACTGGGCATGGCGCAAGCTGGCCAAGGCGATCTTGAAGCGCGACCGTTACCTGTGCCGCTGCGATGACTGCCGAGGCCGCCGCCTTCCCGCTACAGAAGTCGACCATATCGTGCCGAAAGTGGCTGGCGGCACGGATGATCCGAGCAACCTGCGCGCCATAAACGAGCTGTGCCACGACCTGAAAACGCAGCGCGAGCGGATCGCGGCGCAGCGTGGCGACTTCGCCGAACTTCGCCGAACGTGACGCGATGCACCGCGATGGTGCGGCGAAAGGGGAGGGGGTGGGTCAATCCCTGGGGCTTTTGCCCTTCCACACCGAGCGCCCAGCCTTTTACACACGCCCGCGAAATAAAAAATTCAGGGTATGGCATGGCATAACGAATTAACGGATTAACGAAATGACGAAGCGCGCACCCGGAGGCGGTCGCAAGCCGAAGCCGACCGCGCAGAAACGCGCCGCCGGCAATCCCGGCAAGCGCCGGCTGAATGACGCCGAGCCCGAATTCGAGTCGCTGTTGATCGCGCCGCCGGCGCCTGAGTGGATGGCCGACTATGCCCGCGAAATGTGGGACAAGCTGGCACCCGAGCTGATCGACGCGAAGGTGCTGACGCGCACCGACTTGCATGTGCTGGAGGGGTTCTGTTCGGCCTACAGCCGCTGGCGTGAAGCCGAGGAAGACGTTACCCGTAACGGCATCACGATTAAGTCGATGATGGGTCGCTCGAAGAACCCCGCTTGCACCGTCGCCAATGAGGCCATGCGGCAGATGACCAGCTACGGCAGCGCGCTCGGGCTAGACCCCGCCAGCCGCGCCCGCCTGGTCGTGCCCAAGGCGAAGAAATCAAACGCCTTTACCGCCCTGCTGGGAGGCGCGCGCGGGAAGTGACCAATGGCCAACGTGAACGTAAACGCGGCGAACAAGTACGCCCGCGACGTGGTGGCCGGAAAAATCGACGCCTGCAAGTGGGTGCGCCTGGCATGCCAGCGGCACCTAGACGACTTGGAGGCCAGCAAGGGGCGCGGCTTCAAATGGCGCTTTGACCGGGCGCAGGCCGAGCGCGTGTGCCTGTTCGTGCAGATGCTGCCGCACACAAAGGGTAAGTGGGCGCGCGAGCGCAAGCGCCTGAAGCTGGAGCCGTGGCAGGCCTTTATCTTCTGCTGCGTGTTCGGCTGGGTCGGCAAGAAAAACGGGCTGCGCCGCTTCCGCGAGGTCTATTGCGAGATTCCCCGGAAGAACGGCAAAAGCGTGATCGCCGCCGGCGTGGCGCTGTACATGCTGTGCGCTGACGGCGAGTTCGGCGCCGAGGTCTATTGCGGCGCCACGACGGAAAAGCAGGCCTGGGAAGTGTTCAGGCCGGCGCGCCTGATGATGATCAGAACGCCCGATCTGGCCGAGGCCGCCGGCGTCGAAGTGAACGCCCGCAGCCTGGCCATACCGGACGACGGCAGCCGCCTCGAACCGATCATCGGCGACCCTGGCGACGGCTCTTCGCCGAGCTGCGCCCTGGTCGACGAATACCACGAACACGACAGCGACGCGCTCTATGAAACGATGCTGACCGGCATGGGCGCCCGCGAACAGCCGCTGATTTTCACCATCACGACGGCGGGCTCGAACATCGCCGGCCCTTGCTACGAGAAGCGCAAGCAAGTCTGTTCGATGCTGGAGAAGTCGCCGGCGAATGACGAGCTGTTCGGGATCATCTACACCCTGGACGAGCAAGACGACTGGCGCGACTTGCAGGTGCTGAAGAAGGCGAACCCGAATTACGGGGTGTCGATCTTCCCCGAGAACCTGCAAAAGCAGCTGGCCGACGCTGTGCGTTACCCGTCACGGCAGAACGCATTCAAAACCAAGCATTGCAACCTTTGGGTAAACGCGAAGGCGGCCTGGCTGAATGCCGTGGACTGGGAGCGGGCGACCGACTTTAGCCTCGACCTCGACGACTTCGCCGGCCGCGCCTGCTATGTGGGCGTCGACCTGGCGAGCAAGTGCGACGTTGCCGACGTGGCCCTGGTGTTCCGCGAGAAGGATGCGCAGGGGCGCGCCCTCTGGACGTTCTTCTGTCGCCACTACCTGCCCGAAGGGGCGGTCGAGGCTGGCGGCGTCAACCAAGACGCCTACGAACGCTGGGTCAATGAAGGCCACCTGATCACGACCGATGGCGAAGAACTCGACTTCGACGTGATCCGCGAGGACGTGAAGGACATAGGCGCGACCTATCAGGTCGCCGAGGTCGCCTATGACAAGTGGCGCGCGACGCAACTGGCGCACCAGTTGATCAAGGACGGCGCCGAGGCGGTCGAGGTGGGTGGCGGTATCGCCACGATGAACCTGGCCATGCGCGAGCTGGAAGCGGCCCTGCTGTCTGGCCGGGTGCGGCATAACGGCGACCCGGTGCTGGCCTGGATGGCGAGCAACGTGGTGGCCAAGGAATTCAAGGGGTGTTTGACCCCGACCAAGCAAGGCAACGCCAACAAAATCGACGGCATCGTCGCGATTCTGATGGCAATGAGCCGCGCGCTGCTGGCCGATGGCGTGCAGCCGTCCGTGCTTGAAAGCCTCGACGACGACGACATTCTGGTGATGTGACCCTATGAAAAAGATGCTTCCCGAGCTGGTCGGGACGGCAGGCTATGGCCTGTGCGTCGCCGGCTGCTATCTGCTTTGGGGTGCTGGCGTGGCCATGCTCTCGGGCGGTGTCGCGCTGATCCTGGCCGCCGTTCTGGCGGCGAGGGGGCGGCCATGATTTTCGGGATGATGGCGCGCGAGTCGCGCAGCCTGGAAAACCCGTCCACGCCTCTGACCGGCGAAGAGCTGGCCGAATGGATCAGCGAACGCCAGGGCGTGATCGTCAACCCGGAAACCGCGCTGAAGCTGGCGGCGGTCTATTCGTGCATCTACCTGCTGTCGAGTTCGGTGGCACAGCTGCCGGTCAACGTCCTGCGCAAGGTCGGCGACCGGATCGAGCCAGGCACCGACCACGCTGCGCACTACCTGCTGCACGACGAACCGAACGTCTGGCAAACGTCGTACAAGTGGCGGGAAACCAAGCAGGCGCATGTGCTGGGCTGGGGAAACGGCTATAGCCGGCTGCTGCGCTCGCCGCGTGGCGAGCTGCGCGGCATCGAGCAGCACTTGCCGCAGCAAACGAACCTGACGAAGAACGGCGACCGCTGGTTCTATGCCACCCTGGACGATGACGCCCGGCCGCTGGCTGTGGCGCTCGAAGACATGGTGCATGTGCGGGCGCTGGGCTCGAACGGAAAGGTCGGGATCAGCCCGCTACGCCAGCACGCCGAAACCATCGGCCTCGGCCTGGCGGCGGTGCGCTACGGCCGCGAGTTCTTCGAGGGTGGTGGTAGGCCGACCGGGCTGGTGACGCTCAAGGGCTCAACCCTGAATGACACGGCCTGGACGCGGCTCAAGGATCAATGGCGCAAGTCGGTCGCGGCGCTGCGGCAGTCGGAAAATAAAACCCTGCTGCTGCCGGCTGACCTCGATTACAAGGCGCTGACCATCGCCCCGGAAGACGCCCAGTTCCTCGAAACCCGCAAGCTGACCCGTTCGGAAATCGCCGGGCTGTTCAACGTGCCGGCGCACATGATCAACGATCTGGAAAAGGCGACCTTTTCCAATATCAGCGAGCAGGCGATTCAGTTCGTGCGGCACACGATGCTGCCGTGGATCGTGAACTGGGAACAGGAGCTGAACCGCAAGGTGTTCACCCGCGCCGAGCGAGCGGCCGGGTATTACATCAAGTTCAACTTGGCCGGCCTGTTGCGCGGCACGCCGAAAGAGCGCGCCGAGTTCTACCACTACGCCATTACCGATGGATGGATGGATCGCAACGAAGTGCGTGCCCTGGAAGATCTGAACCCGCGCGCTGGCCTCGGCGAAATGCTGATCAGCGTGAACGCCAAGCCGGTCGCCGAGCTGACGGCCGACAAGCCGCCGACCCCCGACCCGAAGGATTGACCCCATGACTGACTTTGAAAAGCGCGTGCTGCCTGCGCAGCACTGCGAGCTGCGCGCTATTGCCGGCGAAAACGGCGAGAGCGTGCCCCGGATCGCCGGCTATGGCGCTGTCTTCAAGATGCGCAGCGACCCGATCTATGGCGCCTTCGTCGAGGAAATCGCCCCCGGCGCCTTCGACAAGGTGCTCGATCAGGACGTGCGCGGCCTGTTCAACCATGACCCGAACTACCTGCTCGGCCGCACCAAGAGCGGCACGCTGCGGCTGTCGGTCGACGCCCGAGGCCTGGCCTACGAAATCGACCCGCCGGACACGCAGACCGTGCGCGATCTGGTGCTGACGCCCCTGGCGCGCGGCGACATGACCGGCAGTTCGTTCACCTTTCGCGTCGCCAGCGGCGGCGAAACCTGGGCGGAAAAAGACGGTGTGATCGTTCGCACCATCTACGAATTCGCCGAGCTGCGGGACGTGGGGCCGGTGGCCTTTCCCGCGTACCCCGATGCAACCGCCGCACAGCGCTCGCTGGACGCGTGGAAGCAGGCACAGCGGGAAAACCTGCCTGCCCGTGCCATCAATGAGCGCGCCGCCCGGCTGCGCTTCCTCGAAATGATCAACGCCTAAGCGCGGAGAACTAAGCATGACCCTGAAAGAACTGATGCAAGCGGCGGCCGCGCTGGCGGCTGAAATGCGTTCGCTGAACGACAGCGTGCCGGAAGGCGAATCCATGAGCGGCGAGCAGCGCGGCAAGTGGGAGGAAATGCGCAGCAAGTACAACGCCCTGCGCGAGCGTATCGACCGCGAACAGGAGCTGCGCGAGGCTGACCAGCAGTTCGTCGAGCAGCGCGGCGCCGAGCTGGACGACCAGCGCCGCCGCGAGGGTGGCGAGCTGACCGTCGACGAACAGCGCGCCGCCGCCTTCGACGGCTTCATTCGTCGCGGCCTGGGCGAGCTGACCCCGGAAGAGCGCCAGGTGCTGAACGAAATGCGCGCGCAGGCGGCCGGCCAGGGCGACAAGGGTGGTTATACCGTGCCGACGACCCTGCTGAACCGCGTGTTCGAGTCGATGAAGGCCTATGGCGGTATCGCCTCGGTGGCGCACCTGCTGATCACCGATACCGGCAATACCATCGAATGGTCGACCAGCGATGGCACCGAGGAAGAAGGCGAGCTGATCGGCGAGAACTCGCAGGCTTCCGAGGGCGACGTGACCTTCGGAACCGGCAGCCTGGGCGCGCACAAAATGTCGTCCAAGGTGATCCGCGTTCCGAACGAGCTGCTGGCCGATTCCGGCATCGACATGGAAGCCTTCCTGGCCAACCGTATCGCCTCGCGCCTGGGTCGCGGCGAATCGCGCCTGCTGGTCAAGGGCACGGGTGCCGGCGTTCCGCTGCAACCGCTGGGCCTGGAAGCCTCGACCGCTGTGGGCAAGGTGACGGCCAGTGCTGCCGCGCTGACCTGGCAGGAAATCAACGGCCTGATTCACAGCATCGACCCGGCCTATCGCTCGGCGCCCAAGTTCCGCTTGGCGTTCAATGACGCCACGCTGCAACTGATCGAGGAAATGGTCGACGCACAGAACCGCCCGCTGTGGCTGCCTGGCATCGACGCCGAGCGTCCGGCGACCATCCTGAAGCAACGCTATGTCGTCGATCAGGCTATCGCCGGTATCGGCGCGAGCGCGAAGTTCATGTATGCCGGCGACTTCGATCAGTTCATCGTGCGCCGCGTGCGTTACATGGCGATCAAGCGCCTGGTCGAGCGCTATGCCGACTTCGACCAGACCGGCTTCCTGGCCTTCCACCGCTTCGGCTGCGTGCTGCAAGACACGGCGGCTATCAAGGCGCTGCAAGGCAAGCCGGTCTAATCGCTGACCCCCTGGAGCAGGGCCGCGCAAGCGGCCCTGTTTGCCCATGCTAAAGCCTGAACTGATCAAGGCGCATTTGCGCCTGGATGACGACGAATTCACCGACCAGCAAGCCTTGCTGACCGCCTACGGGCGCGCCGCGTGGCGGCTGGTCGAAAACCGCACGGGCCGCACGTTGATCGACGTGGGGCCGGTGCAGGAGGGGGAAACCTGGGCCGACTTGCACGCCAAGCTGCCCGAGGGATCGCCCGAGAATGCCGCGCCGCTCGATGACGACCTGACGCTGGCCATGCTGTTGCTGGTCGCGCACTGGGACAAGAACCGCGAGGCGGTCAGCGAGAACGGCGTGCAGAGCCAGCAGGCCTTGCCGCTGGCCTTCGACGCCCTGGTCGAACCTTACCGCTGGATCACGCTATGAGAGAGCCAGGAGCCGGCGAGCTGAATCGCCGCGTGCAGATACGCAAGCGCCGCGACTTCCCCGACGACGTGTCGGGCGGCCTCGGTTCCGAGTTCCCCGAGCAGCGGCCGAGCTGGGCGAAAATTGAGCCGGTCGGCAGCGCGCTTTACTCGGCCGGCGTGCAGGCCGACAGCATCGTGACCCATCGCGTGACCGTCCGTTACCGTAACGGCATTACCGACGCGCACGAAGTCGTCGAGCTGCGCGCAGGCGTCGAGGTGGTCTATCGCGTGCGGCGTAGTTCCGCCCTGAATGGCGGTCGCCGCTTTACCGTGCTGGAGGTCGAAGAGCTATGACCACGCGCCCCACGCTGGCCGGTTACATGCATATCGAGGGCTGGGATACCTTCGAGCGCGAGGTGTTCAACAAGCGCAAGGTGCGCGCCGGCTTTCGCAAGGCGGGGCGGATCGTCGCCGCCGAAGCCGAAATGGCCATTCGCCTCGCCCGTGGCTCGAACGACTACCCGGTGAACCGTTCCGGGCGCCTGGTTAATTCGATCAAGGCCAAGGTGAGCCGCGCCGGCTTTCTGGTGAAGGTCGCGCCGACCCGCACGTCGGACATGGCCGACTATTACCCGGCTTATCTGCACTACGGGGTGCGCAAGGGTGCCCGCGTGCGTGGCAAGACCGAGGGCAAGCGCCGCCGGCGAGGTGAACGCCAGGCCGCAGTCGCTGCCCGCAACGCTGGCGAATGGCGGATCAAGCCCCGCGCGAACTACATGGTCAACGCCCTGGAAGACAGCACCCCGCGCGTGCGCGCCGTGCTGCAAAAGGCCTTCGCCGCTTCG